AGACGGTCTCACAGAGTACGACAATTTTATTCCGCAAATCCGTGTTCCGATTCCATATGTAAAACTATGGAACTACAACACTATGATTAAAATTGATGACAAAGGATTTGCCGCAACTAATCCAGGTGTTTGGAGTCACAGACTTCATGACTTGATGGATGCAAATAAATTTACTAATTGGTCCAAATATGGCCTTGACAAACCTATTAAATGAAAGTATACTAATAATATGGTAGAAGATGAACACACATCACCAGTTTTTGAAAAAGGTTACCCATCGTATGATGCAGTCAATCGTGAAAGCTATCATGATTACATGGGTAGACGAATGAGAGAGGAAGATGCTAAAATGCAAAAAGAAAATGCACTAAATAATGCACAACGAAGTATATGGGTTACATTCTCAAAGGAAGGTATTCATTGTTATCCGGCAGCATTAGATGATCCCAAACTTGCAACAGGTGGGTGGGATGATGTTAGTTTTCTTGGTCATCCTCATCGTCACATTTTCCACTTCAGGGTGCGTATTGAGGTGTTTCACGATGATAGAGACATTGAATTCATTCAGTTCAAGCGATGGCTTGAAAGACTATACAGTGATTCCGCTGAAGGTCAAGTGCTTGTTCTAGATCATAAATCCTGCGAAATGATTGCAGATGAACTATATAAAGAAATTTCAAATCGACATCCCGGCCGTTTTGTCGAAATTGAAGTAAGTGAAGATAACGAAAACGGCTGTTCAATTTTTTATCCAAATAGTTAATGACAAAAGGAAGAATTATACTATGTCTATTAAAAACCCGGTTGTGGCAAAGATCTTCAACGACCTCGACGCTTATCGCGACTATTGCCGCTTTGAGGGAAAGAAGTTTGATGAAAAAGCTCTTTACAAAAAGAGCGATCCAAACTGGCAAGCTTACGAAAGGTATCGTGGGTGGCTTCGTGCTAAGAAGGCCGGCTTTAATAAAAGGAAGTAACTAATGACAATTCATATTGTAGATATCGAAGCAGTTGATACTCGTTACACTGCACAATGGAAGGAGCATCTTCCAAAGCAATTAAAGCGAGCTACAAATGAAGAAGTTTTAGTTATAAGTGGAGGGGAAACGCCTCAGGCAACTACGCCTGGAGCTTTCCTTAATTTCGGAGGAACAAATGTATATAAAAGCAAGCAACTCGAACAAATCGGTGAGCTTTTCTGCAAAGGAAAGATTAGTGATGGCGACTATTTTTTGTATACCGACGCTTGGAACCCTACTGTTATACAGCTTCGTTATATGGCAGAGCTACTAGGTGTTGACATTTATATTGGTGGCATGTGGCATGCAGGTAGTTATGATCCACAAGACTTTTTAGGTAGACTCATAGGTGATAAACCTTGGGTTAGGCTTGCAGAAGCAAGTATGTATGAGTGTTATGATCATAATTTTTTTGCAACCGAATTCCACATTGATATGTTCGAAGATGCCTTTGCATCAGCTGAATTAGACTTTGAAAGAAAAAGTGTACGTGTTGGATGGCCTATGGAGTATCTTTGTACTTCTTTAGAGCAATATCGACATATGGAAAAACGTGATGTAATATTATTTCCACATAGAATTGCTCCTGAAAAGCAAGTTGATATCTTTAATGATCTTCGACAGTCACTTCCACAATATGATTTTATTGTATGCCAAGAGCAACAACTAACAAAGAATGAATATCATAATTTACTTGGTGAAGCTAAGATGGTGTTTAGTGCAAACTTACAGGAAACACTAGGTATTAGTTGGTATGAAGGCGCAGTAGTTGATGCAATTCCTATGGTACCAGACAGACTTAGCTATTCAGAAATGGCTACAGATACATTTAAGTATCCAAGTGAATGGACTAAAGATTTTCAAACTTATTTGTTACATAAGCAAGACGTAATAGATAAAATAATTGAGTACATGGAAAATTATGACGACTATCTTCCAGCTTTACAAAAGCAAACTAACAAACTTAAGAAAAACTTTTTTAGTGGCAAGGATCTTTACGAGGAGATTAAAGGTGAGTAATAACGATGATTGGAAAGAGCAGTTAGATATTTTTACAAATGATAATGATTATACTATAAAACTTACTGGTGTAAGTGATACTATTGATACTAGTTATATCGACAGTTCTGCTACAATGAGCTCTTGGACAACTGATACACTTACAATTGGTAGTAATCCTGCATCAACATTTACAATCAGTACTGGTGGTGATATTACATTTGGTAGTGATGATATTACTTTAACTACACACGATCCAGTAGATTTTGTAGACCAATTACCTACTTTAAATAAAATACAAGACATGTGTGCAGAGTATCCAGGATTGAGCAAAGCATTTGATAATTTTAAAGTTACTTACAAAATGGTTCATCAAGATTGGATGGGGAAGAAAAAAGTAAATGATTAGTTTTTTCAAAAACAGAAAAAGAGTAATTTACGATAGAGCAGGTAAAATTCCTTATCTTATAAGATACTATCTATTTTTAAAAGATCGTACATGGTTTCCTTTTAACTTTACTCTACACAAAGTTTTAAAGAGTGACGAAGAAGTGTTACATGATCATCCATGGTCTTATGCAACACTAATTCTTAAAGGCGGTTACTATGAGCATATACCTATTCGATCACGAGAAGGTGCTGTTGTAGGTAGTAAGTCAGTATGGCGAGGACCAGGGCATTTTAGATATCGTGATTCAGATGATCTACATTGGTTAGAATTAGCTAAAGACGAAGATGGTAATGAAATACCTTGTTGGAGTCTTTTTTATATGGGTAAGAAAGCAAAAAGCTGGGGCTTTATGCCTTTTAAGTTTGGCACTTCTTATTCAGACGGTGGTTATACTTGGGTAGACAGTGAGGAGTATTTAAATGGTAATCAATAAGCATTTCTATAGTTGGAAAGACGTTGAAACAATGTGTACAGAAATTGTAACTACAATGTATACAAGTAACTATAAGCCTGATTATATTGTAGGTATTACAAGGGGTGGCAATGTTCCCGCTACAATTATTAGTAACATGACTGGTATACCATGTGAAGCAATTAAAGTTAGCCTACGTGACGGTAGCATATTAGAAAGTAACTGTTCAATGGCCGAAGATGCATTTGGCATTGTTCCTTATAATGAGCAAGGAACATATAAAAGCAGATGGGATCCTGATAGACGAAAAAAGATTCTTATTGTAGACGATATCAATGACACTGGTGCTACTTTTAATTGGATTAGAAATGACTGGATGTCAGGTTGTTTCCCCCATGAAGATAATGCTTGGGCAAGTGTTTGGGGCAACAGTGTAAAGTTTGCAGTGCTTACAGAAAACTTAGCTAGCGACTTCCATCATACTAATTTTTATGCCCACGAAGTAAACAAAGCTGAGGAAGATGTTTGGTTAGTTTACCCTTGGGAAAACGTAGGTAAATACGAATGAAAGCTGATACACTAACATTAGCACAACAAGACAACAGAGCTCCGTGGACAGATGTCGAATTGGAGACACGAGATTTCATAGTATATAAAGATGCTTATCCGGTTACAGAAGGACATACTCTTATCGTACCTAGAGAAGCAACACAAGAGAATATCCTCAAGTGTTTTAATTATGCAGTTACTATGGGTTACGACAATGTGCAAAGTAATAGAAACAATATTACTGGATACAATGTCGGGTTGAATGTAGGCGAGAGTGCAGGGCAAACTTGCATGTACCCCCACGTGCATTTGATTTTTAGAAGAGATGGTGACACTAAAGACCCACGTGGTGGCGTTAGACATGTTATTCCAGAAAAAGGTAATTACCAGTTAAGTTAACCAAATATTGGAGAAAGGTATGGATAATTTGAAGCAACAAATGGTGAATGCAGCTATCAAACACGCCGAGGCGGAGTTAGAGTTGCATAAGACTAACATCGAAGTTTACATGCAAAAGGTTGTAGGCATTGGTGAACATTCTGATATCATTGAAACGATACAGAAAGAGCTTGATCAAATGGCGGCCGCACAAGACCGTATTGATATGCTAGAAAAGTATTTTGTATAAAATACTTGACAAAAACCTAAATACAATGTATAATAATATTATTGTGCATTGTATTTTATTATTAATGGCAATCCACTGCCTTAACATCGGAGATATAAAACGTGAGCAAAGTAGAAGAAATTAAAACAAAGCTAGAAGAAGCTGGTATTAGATACTGGGCTAATGATAACATTAGTGAAGTACTTGAAGAAGGCGACAAGCAACAACTAATTGAAGAAGCAGTTCCTGCTTTCGAAAATGTATTACAAACACTGTTAATTGATACAAAAACAGATCCTAACAGTCAAGACACCGCAAGGCGTATGGCTAAGATGTACATTAATGAAATTATGTCTGGTCGTTATGATACAATGCCTAACCCAAGTGCATTTCCTAACTACATTGAAGGTGGTTATGAAGGTATGTTGGTTGTGCGTAGTGAACTTACAAGTTTATGTTCGCATCATCACCAAACAGTAAAAGGTGTGGCATACATTGGTATTATTGCAGGTCCTAAACTATTAGGTCTTAGCAAGTACACACGTATTGCACAATGGTGTGCTATGCGAGGAACACTACAAGAAGAGCTTAATGTTATGATTGCAAATGCAATACAAGAGCAAACTGGTAGTGAACACGTTGGCGTATACGTACAAGCGACACATGGTTGTTGTGAGAACAGAGGTATTAGAGCAAAAAGTAGTCTAACACAAACAACTGTATTGCGTGGTGCATTTAAAGACGATCCTGCAACTAAAAAAGAGTTTATCGATAATGTTAAACTTCAGCAGGAGTTCGCGTGTGGGAAATAAGCTTAGATACTCAGAAGCTTTTTACTCTGTACAAGGTGAAGGTAGATTTGTAGGAGTCCCTAGTGTATTCCTACGTACCTTCGGTTGTAACTTTCGTTGTATGAATTTTGGTACAGATGAAACAAGAGATCGTTGGGAACAACACAAAGCAGGTAAAAAGCATAATGCAGAGGTTGCAGAATTAATTGCAAAAGATGTACATAAAACAACTGTAGACTTTAACGATTTGCCTATTATACACACAGGCTGTGATACTTATGCAAGTATCTATCCTGAGTTTAAGCATTTTAATAAGCAAAAAGAAGTAGATGAAGTAGTAGAACATCTTCTTTCACTTACTCCTGAAGGTAAGTGGACAATGGATAATGGACAAGATATACATTTAATTATGACAGGCGGTGAACCGTTGTTAGCGTGGCAACGGCTTTACATTGAGCTATTCGAACATCCACGCATGCAGGATTTAAAAAATGTTACATTTGAAACAAATACTACGCAACGTCTCAAAGATGATTTCTGCGACTATCTCAGCAATCAAGACAGATTTGAAGTTACTTGGTCTTGTTCCCCAAAACTATCAGTTAGCGGAGAACCTTGGGATACTGCTATTAAGCCTGATGTTGCTAGTGAGTATAGCAATGTGGATGGTAGCAATATCTATCTTAAGTTTGTGGTTGCTACTAAAGATGACTTTGATGAAGTTACTAGAGCTGTCGAAGAGTATCGTAGCGCCGGGGTCGACTGTCCAGTATATCTTATGCCGCTGGGCGGACGTTCGGAAGAGTACAACCTTAATGTTCAAGAAGTTGCGGAGGCGTGTATGGAAAGAGGATGGCGTTTCACCCCAAGACTCCACATATCCTTATTCGGAAATGCATGGGGTACATGATAAAGTCGAACGCGAAAGACAAGAAAAACTATCAAAAGCTATGAAAGCACCGATAGATATAGAAAGGCTAAGACAGAAAGGTTTTTAGGAGAGGATATGAAAAAAGATAAAAGTTGGTTTGCAAACTTTGTAAACAATACATTAGGTAAAAAGAAAGTCGAACCTGAAGTACAAGTGCAATCTACTTCAGAAGAAGAACGTAGGGCAGTGCTTGAACGTGAAAAAGAAGAAGCTACTAAAGCAGGTAAGGCTTGGGTAGCAGTTCTTGATACACAACTTAATCCAGAAAATATTAAAAATGGATTCTTTGAATTAGATTGGAACAATCAATTTATTGAAGAACTACTAGATGCAGGGTATCAAGGCGAAACAAATGAAGCTATAGTAGATGCTTGGTTTAAGAGTATTGTAGTACAAATGTTAGAGGAAGAAGGACAGTCTACAGATAGAGATATGGGACATATTAAAATAGTTTCAACAGGAGATGGAAAGTCTGAGGTTAGCTAATGGAAATACTTAGACTTAAAAGTGAGCATCCAATATCTCCTTATGCTCCAGTTTGGAACGCTCCTCTTGGATTTGCACAATGGGATGAAAGCGACAAAGTAGACACTATTCGAGAATTCCTTTTAGCTAAAGAAAAAAAGATTATTAATGACTTACCTTATCGTAATGATGGTAGAACAGGATTAGACGCTAACAATGTTACTACTAGGCATGGTCGATTTAATACATTTGAATTTAAAGATGAATGTCCTGAAATAGGAGATTTACTAAAATGGCTTAAATTTCAATACTTTAACTATATTATGCAAGATGGAACTAGACCATATAATCTACGTATTGGTAGTTGGTTTAATGTAGTACGCAAAGGAGATCGTATTACAAAACATAGGCACAGTGCTATGTTTAGTGCATATTTAAGTGGTAATATGCATTTGGATGACTATGAGACATGTACATACTACGAGCATATGGAGCAAGGTCAAGAGGTATCAAACTTCAAAGGTGGAATGACTCTATTTCCAAGTTACGTCGAACATGCTGTTCCAGAGTATACTGGAACAACTCCAAGGGTAAGTATAGCATTTGATTTATATCTCGATATGCCTCCATATTATAGTGTTGGCGAAAATATAATATCAGAAGAATTTTTCAATATAGAAGATGATTTACAGTCTAACGAAAGTGGTTGACGCAAGCCAGATCTGGTGCTATAATAGTATTATAAATTATTTAAGGATTGACTTATGAGTACATATGTACTAGTAGACACTGCAAATACATTCTTTCGTGCTAGACATGTAGTTCGTGGTGACCTTGACACTAAGGTAGGCATGGCACTACATATTACACTTAACAGCATTAAGAAGGCTTGGCAAGACTTTGATGCTGATCATGTTGTGTTTTGCTTAGAAGGTCGTAGTTGGCGTAAGGACTTTTACGAACCTTACAAACGTAATAGGCAAGTAGCACGTGATGCACTTACAGTAAAAGAAGCAGAAGAAGATACATTGTTTTGGGAGATCTTTGATGAGTTTAAGGACTTTGTTACAGACAAAACTAATTGTACTGTTATGCAACATCCGCAACTAGAAGCAGATGATCTTATTGCAGGCTGGGTACAAGCACATCCTAAAGACACACATGTAATCATTAGTACAGACGGTGACTTTGCACAACTAATTGCTCCTAACTGTAAACAATACAATGGTGTTAGTAATACAACTATCACTCATGAAGGCTATTTTACAGACAAAGGTGAACATGTTATTGATAAGAAAACTAAAGAGCCGAAGCCTGCACCTGTGCCTGCATTTATGTTATTTGAGAAATGTATGCGTGGTGACACTAGCGACAACGTGTTTAGTGCATATCCAGGTGTACGTAAGAAAGGTACTAAAAATAAAGTTGGACTACTAGAAGCATTTGCAGACAAAGACACAAAGGGCTACAACTGGAATAACATGATGCTACAACGTTGGACTGATCATGATGGTGTAGAGCATCGTGTGCTAGAAGATTATCAACGTAATGTTATATTGTGCGATCTCACTGCACAGCCTGATAACATTAGAACTATTATTAACGATACTATAGAAGAAGCAATGACCCCTAA